CCACGCCATTGAGCGCTGTGCATCTCTCATTGCATCTGCATCTTCAAGTTCTTTACGTTTGAACTCTAAGAACATCTCATGTTCTGTATCAGATACTTTACCATCACCATTAGTATCTGCTGGATGGTGTTTCTTTACTTCTTCTTCAGACATTATTTGTATTTCCTCTCTTGTTCTTTAAGTCTCTGGTTCTCTTCTTCTATGTACTGTTTCATCATACCTACATAGATTTCCCTTTCCCACGGCATCATATTATCAAGTTCAGTTAGACTATACTTGTAATGTGTCATCATACTAAAGTTCGTCTTGAAGTAAGATGCAAGACTATCATGTGAAAGGGCTATCCTAAAAAACTTTGCATCCCTTCAAGATGCACTTGGTTAACAACACCAGTATTTGGATTTTTTACTTCCACAGTGTGTCTTACTTTAGGCATAGTATCAAAGAACCCTTGTACTCCCTCAAATTGTTCAGTTGTCATTTGTTCTAAGAACACTTGCAACTCATCCTTATTATGTTCGTCATATACTTCATTTTCATCAAATATATTTACGAGACAATCTTGAATGATACCAAATGTAACATCAACATTACTCATACCGTCTTTAGAATATTTTGCAACATCCACTAAAGAAGGATATCTAAATGTCATACCGATTTTATCTGTTATCATAACTTCTTTCTTATGATTAGGTAATTCAGTTACCTTCAACTCATCCAGTTTAATTGTTACTGGAACTTTAGTCTCATTATCATCTTGACATAACATTTCTAATTCAACATCTCCACCTACGGATACTGCTCTTAGTTGTAAGAACATATATTCTAGGTCAAAGGTAGGCATTTTTTCTGCCTCTTTTACACCGTCACAACAAGATTCAATTAAATCACACATAGTATTCGCCATCATATTTGGGTCTTGTGACTCTTGTGCAATCATTAACATTTTTTGTTCTTTTACCAAGAACGGTCTGTATTTCACCTTTTCTTTAGTTGATGGTACTTCCATCTCATAAGTTGGTGCGTTAAGTTTAGGCAAACTCATAATTTATTCTCCTATATTAATAATTAAAATAATCGCCTCAGTACTTGTGGTATTCTAGTTTGAATATTTCTAAGAATTGAATTCTTTAAAATGTCTTGTAGAGTACTATCAAGATTTGCTTTTTGTGGTTCAGTTGCAATATTTCTCCAATATCTGTATGCAAACTCAACCGACACTTTCTGGATTTGATTAGAGTTACCATGACCATATGCTTGTGCGGCTACAGTCTTAGGAAATACTTCCTCTAATTTACACCCATAAGTTCTTTCGTCTTGTTCATTCAATTGATATATCTCAACTGAACCAATATATTCCTTATAATAGTTAATATTATATGTATCTGGATTGTATGTAATCTTCTGCCACTCTTCAAAGAAATATCGTTCTGCAAGGTCAGAACCACAATAGAAAGTTGCTTCTACTGGTGCAAAGGTTTGTCCTTGAACTATCTCATGAGGTGGGCCGTATATGTTACCATTCATTTGTGTTCTTAGGTTTCTGCCTGGAATAGATATGGTATCACAACGAAATGAGATACGTCTTGCAGTTTCACCATGCAGTTGTGATAGTACATTTCCAGACATTGCTGATGAACCAGCATCAGTTGATGCACCACTGGTAACACCAGATGGTAATAGAATAATAACTTCATATCTATTTGCTTTTGCATATCCATCTCTAGATGCATTATGTTGTAAGAACGCATTTAAAGAACCAAATACTGCACCACCTAAAACATTTGAAAAGTTAAATCTTGCCATTAAATCATTTTCCTAGAATCCGACCAGACTTTTGAATCTGATGCTTTCTTAAACCTTTGTACTGGTAACATGATTGCAGTTAAGTTATCTTCTGGTTCTATCTTTAAACACATTGACCTTAAATATCCAAACAAATACCTTTTAATTGTAGGTTTAGTTAATCTACTTCCTTCAACTGCACTCACACTTAACTTATCTTGACCAGCTGCATCTAATAGTCTTGCTCTCATTGCATATGGTAGGTAGTGGAAATTTAATCCATAAAACCCACCCTCTGCTGGTTTCAAATACATTATGAGTGGAAATGTATCATAGTATGGTAACTTCTTTGCACCCTTTGGTGCATAGATAAACATATTTAGGTGTTTTGGGATAGGTTGCTTGTTTAGTTTTCCAGAACGCAAAAGTTCTGCCGTATTCGGAGTACCTAACTCTTTAATACGGTTACGATACCACTGATATGGTTCTGTTCCAGTTTTAATCTGCGCTGAGATTTTATCAAAATAAGTTTCTTCTGCCATATCTATATTTATATCATCAATTCTACTTCAGTTAAGATGATGAACTCCATGTCTCTATCTTTACAATACTCTATTGCATTTTTCCACTTTGCATCATTGACCGCCCAAGTACGAACCTCGTTAAGATATTTCTTGGTTTTTCGTGAAGGCATTTTGGGTGGTTTACATTGTGCTTTAGGTTTTACTTCAACTACCCACTTCTTATTACCTTTTGGTGTTTTTACCTTGACGTAAAAGTCTGGGAAGTATCGGTGTATTTTACCATCTATGGGTGAACGGTATGGTACGAAGAATTCTTCAGAACCCCATTCAAGTATCTTTTCATTACGGTCACAATACACCATAAATTTCCTTTCCCACAAACTTCTATAAATAATCTTAGAAGGGTCACCCTTGTACTTTTTTGGGTATGTTGGTATGTATCGTCCACGGTATGCCATGATTATTCACCTAAATAGTATGTAACTAAGGATATTTATAAAGATGCTAAGAGGTTTTCTAAACGAGATAAAAAACACTGCAATCAATCGTGCAACCAGTAGAGTCAATAATATGATATCTGATGCATTGGGTGGTGGACGTAGTGACGGTTTACCACGGAATTCTGGTAGACTTGATAGAAGTAGTTATGCAAAAGTTAATCCATTTCAAGGAGAAACTATTGCATACCCAGAAGATTTAGGTTCAAACGACCAAGGACACTATATTATATTTAATATTAATGAACAATCAAATGCAAAAGTAAAATTTAGTCAAGGTAGAAATGTTAAAACAGCAGGAACATATGGTAGTGAGTTAAGTGGTTTACAGCCTGGTGGTCTATCTGGACAAAAAACATCTGTTAGTGTTCCAACTAACCCAACTAAAAGACTTGCAAGTTCTATTGTAATGTATATGCCTGCAACTGTAGGTGTTACACAAGCCGCTCAGTATGGTGAAGTAGAGATGGGTGCAATGGCAACTGCAGCCGCAAACCTCTATAAAAAAGGTTCTTATAGTGGAGTGTTTAATAAAGAATTCTTAAAAGCAGTAGGAACAGAAGCAGGAGCTGCATTTAGTGATACTGGTGAAATGACACTAAAGAAAGCCGCAGATACCTTTGCGCCTGGTGCTAAAGCTGCAATAGAAATTGCATCTGGTAGAGTTACTAATAATAGATTAGAGATGGTGTTCCAAGGAACTAGTAGACGGTCATTTAGTTATTCATTTAAAATGATGCCTAAGTCAGAAGCAGAAGCAACCAATGTGGATAGAATTGCAAGAATGTTTAGGTTTTACATGGCACCAAGTTTTGAAGGTGATTTAGGGTCTTCTAGAACATTCATTGTTCCAGCAACATTTGATATATCATATTACTATGCAGAGGGTAAAGAGAACCATTTTTTAAACAAAGTATCTACTTGTGTATTAGAAAGTGCAAATGTAACATATGGTGGAGATAGAGTACAATTCTTTAGACCACATTCAGATGGTAGTGGTGCTCCTCCAGTTGAAACTAATATAGAACTACAATTCAAAGAACTAGAACTCATTACAAGAGAAAAACTTGCGTTAGGATATTAATATGTCATATTTTGATATGTTCCCAAACATTTATTACAGTGCAAAAGGTGATGGTAAATTTACTATCATGAAAGACCTTCTTTCTAGAGTTAAACTAATTGCAAATGTAAAAGAAAATATTTTAGGGTTTGATTACTATGATATAAAAGATGGTGAAACACCAGAGATGATTGCACACAAATATTATGGTGATGTAAATATGCACTGGACAATATTAGTTGCAAATGATATCATTGATTACTATGAAGACTGGCCTATGAGTGTACAGAAGTTTGAGTCATTTGTTAAAGACAAATATGATAATCCACAAGCAATACATCATTATGAAATTGCACAAACATCTGGAGATACAACTACAACAATTGATGTTGGTATGAATACTACAGATTATCCATCTGCTACTGCAATATCTAATTACCAATACGAAGATAAACTACAAGAAGAAAAAAGACAAATCAGACTTATAGGTTCTCAATATATAGATGACTTTGTAAAAGAGTTTGAAAGAAAAATGAATGAGGCATCCTAATGGCTGCAAAAAGTGAATTACAATTCGCTGGTGAATTTCTAGTAGAAGAGTGTAAGATTGTTTCCACAACAGGCGAAATCTACGACATTATGGAAATTGTCGAAGAAATTAATGTATTTGAAAATATATACACTGCATCAATTAGTGGTGATATTGTTATTAAAGATACAACAAATATTGTTAAAAACTTTCCTATCATTGGTGAAGAACGATTAATTCTAAAATTACAAACCCCACAAGCAAGTCCTAAACCAGAGACTACTATTGATTATACATTATCGCCATTAATTATCTATAAAATCAATTCACAATATGGCACTGGTGAAACAGCACAAGTTGTATCATTGCAATTTGGTTCTGTAGAGGGATTTAGAAACCAAACATCTAGAGTATCACAATCCTATAGTGGTGTTCCATCTACTATTGTAGAGAAAATTCTTAGGGATGAAAACTATCTAAGAAGTAAAAAGACATTTTACTTTGAACCTACAGCTAATAATGCAAAGATGATATTTCCAAATATTAGACCATTTAAGTGCATTAAACATTTAAGTAATATATCTAATTCCAGTTTAAATAATTCCTCACCATCCTATCTTTTTTATGAAACAACTAAAGGGTATCATTTTAGAACATATGATAGTATGTGTAGAGAAGAACCAAAGTTTTTCTTTAAAGAAAATGTTGGTGGACAGTTAGATGAAAAGGGTGTTGGTAATGTTCAATTAGAATTAGATTCAATCGTTAATTATCAAAGAGTATCATCAAAAGATACAGTAAAGAATCTTAATAGTGGTATGATTAGTTCAAAATTAATTACACATGATGTATATAATAAACGACTTGACTTGTATAAATATGATTACCTAAGTAATTTTGATAGGGATATTCATCCAGATAATGGGGAGTCCACACCAATTATTTCTCAAGCAAAAGACCCAGATAACGGTAAAGGTTTAACAGACCACGAAGATACTAAGTTATTCGTGGTATCGACTGCATCTGGTTATTCTTTTTCTGAAGGTGAAAATTATCCATATCAAAGTGATAATTTAAATCAAACACTTCAAAGAAAATCAGCACGAAAACAACAATTTGAGAATGGTTCTATTCTGAACATTGAAGTAAATGGTCAAACATTTATTCAAGCAGGAGACAAAATCAGTCTTGAGATTGGTGCAACTAGTGCTATTACAGATGATAAAGAAGACAAACAATTAAGTGGTAATTACATTGTCACACATTTAAGACATACCTTTACAAAATCACAAGAACTTAAACACAAGATTACTATGCAAGTTGCAAAAGATTCTGCAAAAGGTAATGCATTACCATCATCTGGTATACCTCAAAATAATAGATTAGGCCCAGATAAGAACACTGCAAAATCTGTTGACGTATCAGCAGGATATGCAGTCAACCAAGGAACAGTAACATAAGGAGACAAAGTAACAACAGTTTATATCATGTTCAACCATTATTTTTTAAGAGGAATGAAATGACAAATAAAGCAAAACTCAAAATGAAGAAATTTACAAACCTACAAAGACAAGAAAGAACGATTGAACCCATGAATGAAAAAGAAACTAAATATATACAAGAGTTGTTACAAAGGATTAATAATGAAAACATTCCAACAAATACAAGAGGGAGTTTACGACCCAAACATATTTAACGCAATCTTTCTTGCTGGTGGGCCAGGCAGTGGTAAGTCCTACGTTGTGAGGAAGACCACTGGTGGTCTTGGAATGAAGATTGTTAACTCTGATGATATCTATGAAAAAGACCTAGAAAGAGCTGGTCTGGACATTGGTAAACCAGAGGATATATTTTCAGATGAAGGTCAAGCAATTCGTCTACGGTCTAAACAAAAAACCAAAGCAAGACAATCTGGTTGGGTTGATGGTAGGTTAGGTATTATTATTGATGGTACTGGAAAAGATGTTACAAAGATTGGTAGACAGAAAGCACTGTTAGACCAACTTGGTTATCAGTGTGCAATGATATTTGCAAACACTTCACTGGAAGTTGCACAGATACGAAACAAAGAAAGAGCGAGAACTCTACCAGAGAAATCTGTAGAACAAATGTGGAATGGTGTACAAAGAAACATTGGTGGATTCCAACAACTGTTCGGTTCTAGACATTTCATTATTGTAGATAATAATGAGGCTGGTGAAGATGTATTTAATAAAGTCTCCAAACGTATTCGTGGTTTAGTTACCAAGAAACCTACCAAACCTCAAGCAAAACAGTGGATTGCAAAAGAACTCAAGAAGAAAGATAGACGTTAATGTTAAGTAATAAATGTAAACTACACCTAAAAGAAGTAAATGAAACTGGATTGCAACACATGGTACACGCATTGTGGGTTGCAGCTAGATTACAGTTGATAATACCAGTAGTAATTATCCACGCATTTGCACCTAGTTTTTTCACACACACTACATCTAACATGATGAAAAGTATTCTCAAAGAACGAAAATAACGAATCACTTAACAAATTTGTTCTAAAAACAAAATATTCCAACAAAACACACCCTTGTAAGTCCTTGATTTGCAAGGGTTTTATTTTTTACTTGACTCTGCTATCTAGCTGTGGTACTGTATATATGTAATCAGAGAGAAAGAGAAAAAATATGACAAATCAAAACGAAACAATTTTCATTGATGCAATCGAAGGTGCTCAAGTCGCCGTGTTCAAAGGTGCTGGTAACCAGATTGGTGCCGCTTCTACTCCTAGTATGCTTGCATATATCCTAGATACTCACAATATTCAAGGTGATGTAATGTACTGTAGTACTATGGACTTTGCAGATGAAGTTGGTTTCGCAACTCATGACGGTGCGAAAATCCTAGTTGACGAAGCAGTTGCAATGAGGACTTCATAATGGATTTTCAATCTTCAACTGATGCATATCAAGGTGCAATAAAAATCATGGGTCATGATTATGCAAACAAGTATGCGAACTATTGGTCTAAGAAAAACAAGACTATCAAGTCTGGTAAAGCAAACTTCAAAGATAGTGGTAGACAAAAGACTTACAATGCAGAGTTCAAAGCACTGCGAGAATACAAATCGTTATATCCTAATGATGCACGATTCAAATATTTGAATTGGAAGGGTTCTCAGAAACTTTTCAAGAAAATTGCAAAGTCTGCTACCTACAGAAAGTTATGTGAGAACGATATTGGTTCTACTGTAAAGAAATATATGCCTACTCTTGAGAAGAAAAAGTTTCGTGGTGCAACAGCTGGTCGTGCTACTTGGTATGGTGCAATGGAACTTCAAGAGAACAACTGTCCATATACAATCGTTCATGAGTTTGCACACTT